AGATCACAGAAACGGACGAAACAATTGAAGTTCTTGAAGATCAACCGGAAGAAAAACTTAATGAAAACATGGAACATTATACCTCAGCGATAAAACGCTACAATTCATAATAATTTTTAATTTTATAACCTTTAGGAGACAAATATGTATTTATCTGAAGACCTTCAAAAAAAGTGGGGTCCAGTTCTTACGCATGATGATCTGCCACCGATTAAAGATAACTATCGGAAAGCGGTAACAGCTGTTCTTTTGGAAAACCAAGAGAAAGCAATGCGAGAACAAGCCAGCCAAGGCAGTGGTGTTTTTGGTAATATCTCAGAAGCAGCACACGCAAACAAGACCGGCGGTAATATTGACGGTGTTGATCCTGTTTTGATTTCATTGGTTCGTAGAGCCATGCCAAATCTCATCGCTTATGATGTTTGTGGAGTTCAACCAATGACTGGTCCTACCGGATTGATCTTTGCAATGAAATCTCACATCACATCTCAGGCTGGTGTACAGGCCGCAGACTCTGTTGAAGCCGACACATCCTTTTCTGGTAGTGGAACACATTCTGCTAACACTAACCCAGCAGATTCTAGTATGACTACTGGTACTGGTACTGTAACAGCGACACAAGAAGCTGATGTGACTATCGGTGAAATGGCATTCGCAATTGACAAAGTAACTGTTACTGCTAAGTCACGTGCACTCAAAGCTGAGTACACAATGGAATTGGCACAGGATCTTAAAGCCGTTCACGGTTTGGATGCTGAAACAGAATTGTCAAACATTCTGTCAAACGAAATTTTGGCTGAGATTAACCGCGAAGTTATGAGAACCATTTATACCAATGCTAAAACTGGTGCACAACATAACACCACATCCGCAGGAACTTTTGACCTTGATACAGATTCTAATGGCCGTTGGTCAGTAGAGAAGTTCAAAGGATTGATGTTCCAGATTGAACGTGAAGCAAACGCAATTGCTAAAGATACTCGCAGAGGAAAAGGTAATGTTCTCATTACTTCTTCAGACGTAGCATCTGCTCTAGCAATGGCCGGAATGCTTTCAGGTAATCCTTCGGGCAATGACTTGAACGTTGATGATGCAGGAGCAACAATGGTTGGTACTCTTAATGGTCGATTCAAAGTTTATGTCGATCCTTATGCCCCATCCTCTGCAACTAACTTCTTCACTGTTGGTTACAAAGGTTCATCTGCATATGATGCCGGACTTTTCTACTGTCCTTACATCCCATTGCAAATGGTTCGTGCAGTTGGTGAGAACTCTTTCCAACCAAAGATTGGTTTCAAGACACGTTATGGTCTAGTTTCTAATCCTTTCGCGAATGACACAAGTTCCGCAAATAACGGAGCAGGTGATGGTTCACTTACAGCTAACGCTAACCGTTATTACAGACACGTTATCGTAGCAAACTTGATGTAGTCCTTTTTTAAGGAATACAGAGAAAAGGGGTAGGCTTTTGTCTACCCCTTTTTTTATGCTTACTAAATAGTAATAGTATTGACAAAAAGTGTAAGCCAAAGATAAGGTAGATATAATATGAATGATAATGTTTATGTGCTTGGTAATGGATCTAGTAGAGAAAATATTGATCCAACTTTATTACCTGGTACGGTCATAGGATGTAATGCTTGTTATAGAGATTTTACGCCTGATGTGATTTGTGCTACTGATGCAGGGATAATGTGTGATATTATTGATTCGGGTTTCGATGGAGAATGTTATTTTACACATAATTCATGGAATTTGTTACCGGCTGAAGTAGGGTCGTCATTATTTAATGGTACAGAATATACATCAACAAGAAAAGCTGGTGATAATCAATTCGTATATATTTCTGGACTTGATGGTGAAGTAACAAAAACTCAAAGCTATATTATTTGGGTTCCAAAAGAAATGGAACATAAAATTAAAAATATAGGTACTGAAGTTTTAGGATGGTCTACCGGAACTTCTGCAGTATATGTTGCATGTAAGAATTGGATGCGTCCTTGTCGATCAGATGGAAACATGAACGGACCAAAGAAAGTTTATCTATTGGGATTTGATCATAAAACTAATAGATATGACAATCTTTATGCTGATACTAAACATTACTTTAGTAAAGATAGTACACATAAATGGTTAGATGTACATAACAATTGGTCAGACCAACTATATAAAATGTTCAAGTGGTATCCTAATATAGAATTTTATTGGGTTAATTATAGTGGTTATCAAACAGATAATGCATTTACAAGAAATTTACACTTCCTAGAGGAAAAGGAACTATGGCAAGTTTAGCAAAACAACCAAAAAACATGAATCCTTTGGCAGATGTTCAATATAAATTTGATATTGCAGCATTACCAAATACTTCTTTCTTTGTACAAACCGCCGCGTTACCTGGAATTACTCTTTCTCCTATGGAAATAGGACTTCCTCAAAGACAGGGATTTGCTCGTAGTACAGGAACAATTCAATATGAAGAACTTACTATAGCATTTCTTGTTGATGAATATTTAAAAAATTGGATGGAAATTTATAATTGGCTAACAGGACAGCCTTCATATACATCCGGAGTATTAACTATTTTAAGTAGTTCAATGAATCCTACAATAGAAGCACAATTCAAACAGTTATTTCCTATTAGTTTAACAGCATTGAATTTTGATAGTACCACCACAGATCCAACATACCACCAAGCTTCAGTTTCTTTCAAATATACTGAATACACTATTAAAAGTATAATAAATGATTAATTAAAATGAAACGCGATTTTGTAGAATTGTTATGGTTATTTAATTCCCCTAGAGAAACAAGAGATATTATACGATTGGACTTGCATGAAGCAGGATTATTGTACAAGTATGCTTCTCAACAATGGAAAACAATGCCAAAAACAAGAGAAGGTAATATCATATTAGAGATTGGTCGATATTGGGCGGGATCATTAATGTTACTTGCAATGGCGACCCACGATTCTAAAGTGAAAATTATTTCTGTTGATGCAGTTGAGGGGTGTCATGATCAAGATGTAGATGAATGGTTAAATGATTACGAAGAAAAAGAACGAATAGATATTAGAACAGATAACTCTCATGCAATGGAAAATGTACCATTGTCTATGTTATTTGTTGATGGCGATCATTCATACGAAGGAGTTAAAAAAGATTTTATTCATCATTGGAATTATTTGAATGGTCCTTGTTTAGCCCATGATTATACTGATCCAACCTGTGAAGGAGTAACCCAATTTATAAACGAATGGGTTGAAGAAGGTTACGCCGAAATAATTGAACAAGTGGGTACATTGGTTGCCCTTAAAAAATTAAAGGATTATGAAGTTTGAAGAAATACAAAAATTATGGACAAGTGATTGTGAAATAGATGAAACCGAATTATCTCAAGAAGCAGTAAAAACCCCACAATTACATAACAAATATTTAATTCTCTTTCACGATGAAAGATTACGGCTCCGTACTTTGCGATATGATCATTCCAAGTTGATCAGACAAAAGAAGGACTATTTTGGTGGAAGAATGAGTGCTGAAGAAATGGAGGCTCTTGATTGGGAACCATTTCAACTTAAATTACTTAAAGCTGATATAGACACCTATATTGACGCAGATGATGACGTTATTGATTCTTCAAAAATTATTGCAGTAGTAGAAGAAAAAGTCGGATATTTGGAGGCTATAGTTAAAAGTTTATCTAATAGAGGATTCATAATCAAAAATGCAATCGATTGGAAAAAATTTACAGAAGGACATTGACACAATTGAGATATCTAAGAAGGATGAAGTATATCTCAAAATAAGCTGTGAAGCAAGTGTGGCGCAAGAACTTTGTGATTATTTCACATTTGATGTTCCAGGCCATACATTTATGCCTGCTTATCGAATGAAAATTTGGGATGGTAAAATAAGATTATTTAATATTCATAATAGAGTATTATATAGTGGGTTAATTGAATATGTTTTTAAGTTCGCTCAAAACAGAAATTATCAAGTAGTACCTGATGGTGATTGGTGGAAACCTCTCACCATAGAAAAAAATCAAAAATTTATCGATGACCTCAATCTACCATTTGTTCCTAGAGATTACCAACTAGAGGCATTTCATCATGCTCTATCATACCAAAAAACATTACTAGTATCTCCTACTGCAAGTGGCAAATCTCTAATAATCTACCTAATTGTACGAGCATTAAACGTAAAAACTCTCATAATTGTACCTACCACTTCTTTAGTTTCTCAGTTATATGCGGACTTTCAAGAATACGGATGGGATTCTGTCAAATACTGTCATCAAGTATATGCTGGACAAGATAAAATTTCAGATAAGAAAGTTGTTATTTCTACATGGCAGTCCATTTATAAACTAGGAAGAAAACTTTTTGAACCATATAAATTGGTGATAGGTGATGAAGCACATGGATTCAAATCAAAATCCCTTACTGCCATCATGACTAAATGTATAAATGCAGAATATAGAATAGGAACAACTGGAACATTAGATGGAACTCAAACCCACAAACTGGTTTTAGAGGGATTATTCGGAAAAATTTATAAGGTTACAACAACCAAAAAGTTAATTGACAGTAAACAATTAGCTTCATTCCGTATAGACATTATAGTATTGAAGTATCCTGATGAAGTATGTGAGCAATTTAGAAAAATCAAATATGTAGATGAACTAGAATTTATAGTGGGACATGATAAAAGAAATAAATACATAAGAAACCTTGTATTATCACTTGATGGTAATACTTTACTTCTCTTTAGATTAGTGAAAAAACATGGACGTATTTTATACAATATGATAAAGGAGGAAGCAGATGACAATAGGAAAATTTATTTTGTACATGGCGGTACAGATACGGAAACCAGA